AGCAAGTGCATCAGATAAAATGCTAGGAATCGCATCACGATTCTTTTTTTCATCATTACCATCAGCAATACCAATGGCTTCCATAAGTGCCAGATAGATGGCTCGGTCACGACACCATTTCTCTGTTGTATCAAGCAACCACTGAGGGTCAACTAAGTCATCATGCAAAGAACTAATAATATCACGTATTTCTTTTACTTCCGTTTCAGTAAAATCTGTACGATTATCTAATTCAATTGCCAGTGCTTCTTTTGTTATAGATGCATTATATTTAACAATAAAATGGACGATTTCTTGAAAAATTACTTTCTCAGAACGTTGCTCAAAATAATCTGGTTGAATAAAAGGAATTACCTTTCTAGAATAATTTTCACTATATAAAAGATTTCGTAAAATCGTAAGTTCAAGTCTTTCCATAACTAAATTCCTTTCTGGCAATTTCATCAAGTTTCTGCATTACTTCCTCGGTGAAGTATTCTTCTGGGTCTTTCAGAATTGCTTTGGCATAAACTTTCTTGCCATTCATTTCATAACGTCCAGCAACATTTTTCCAAAGTCCTCCGAGCTCACCCAATTCCAGAAGACCATAATATCGATCAAGGCCACGCTCATCATAAAACAAACGTATCTCAACATCCTTATTCTCCTTACTCAAACGCGACTTAGAAGTCTTTGCTTTGATAATGTTTCCAACGATTTCTGTTCCATCCTTTTCCTTTTTCTTGCTAAGATATATGATCGTAGAGGCAGCATACTTAAGACCACTACCACCACCCATCTCTTTAGTAGGAACATAAGAACCGATGACATCGTAGGTATGATTGGTTACAATCATTGGAATGTTTGCTTGACCAAGTTTCAAAGTTAACATTCTAAATGCACCTTTGATAAGTTGGGATTTAGTCATGTCCCTAACTTGTTTATCATTTAGAGCATCAGTGATTTCCTTTTCCGTTGATAACATCCCCAAAGAGTCTAGCACAAACATACAGGGTTTGCGTTCTTCTTCAGGTTTTTTCAGATATAAATCTACTGCCTTCAGTGCTTTGGTACGGAACTCCTCAACCGTAACAACATTCACGACTACTGTTCTATTTAGATCTATGCCACGATCTGCGAGTAGAGACTTATTAACAGCGGCTTCAGTGTCAAAATATAAACAATACCCATCAGGATTAGAATTAAGGAAATTTTTAACGACGGCGAGGCTGAAAAAAGTTTTACCAGTGCTAGATTCGCCAGCGATGGCAGTAATCTTATTCCCAGACACACCACCAAATAAACTGCCTGACACCAACCCATTAAAAATGTACGAACCCGTATCAACGAATGTTTCGGTTTCATCGATGTCTGCTGCGAGTTTTGTGTAGTCATCTCCGATCTCTTTTACGATGTCCTTTAAAAAATCCATTATGAGAAAAAATCCTCCAAACTAATACTTTTTTCCACAGACCATCCGATCGCATCTAGAATTGCTTTGAAAGGTTCAAGGAAACTCTTTTCAAATTGTAGGTCATAGTCAATGTACCTGTCAAGACCAAGTTCTTTGGGAAAGTCTTGAATGAAAGAAATAATATTCTCCTGAATAATATTGGGTTTCTTCAGATAGATAAATTTAATCTTTTCACCATTACCAATAAGTGAATATTTATTCGTCAACTTCTTTTCCTTAACATAATGATTGAAAAGAAGTGCTCCACGGATATGAATAGGAGTTCCCTTTGAATAAATGTCAGAATGGGATTGATACTTCTTTACATCAGAAGCAGATCGTGGAAAGGCAATCTCTTCTGGTGGTAATTTTCTAAACTCCTTACGGCAATTGTCAATATACTCAATCACTTCATCTTCAGTCCCATTCATCATCAATTTTAGACCATCTTTAATCATCGTTCGGCATGGTGCAGGTGTCGATGACTTGACTGCCTCAATACCCATCATCTTCAGTTTAGGTTCTTCATAACGGACACCTTCACTATCCCAGACATTTAGGATGTAACGTTTCTTGGCAGTCCAAATCCCACGTTCGGCAATATTTTCACGTTTCATTTGCATTTTCTGGTCATATGCCTGAACGTAGTCCGCAAGTTTCTGATATGAACTTTCAATAAAAGGTTCCAATTTTTCTTGGCAGATCTTATCAAGTATCCCCACAATTGCTGTTTTGTCGCCAGACTTATTAGCAAAAAATTTATCAACAAGAGGTCCAAGATTAAGATAAATTGAATCAGTGTCTGATGCAACAACATAATCCTCCTCTTTTGTTTTTAACAGAGTATTTAGATACTCATTCATACGGTTTTCAATCCAACGAATCGAGACCTGACCCGAGAGAGTGATTGCTTCAGCATTTGCCAGTTTATAATACCTAAAATACTGATTACCAATCGCACCGTAAGCAGAGTTAAGTTGAATCTTTCTCGCCATTTGGATGTTGTTACAACGGGCGATTTCTTTTTCCAGTGCCTTCGATGGAGTTTTTTCATATTCTTGTTTTGCCTGTAGCATCTTCTTTTTGAAGACTTTCCTTTCATTATAAATCCTTTCCATCAATTCTGGAAGAAATCCTCTCACATCTTTACGATACATTGCACCATTAGCACATACCGCATAATCCTTATACATCTCAAATGTTATTTCCTCATTAAGGATTTTATCAACACTTGTCGATGGGTGTCTCTCATCCATAAGTGTTTCTGGTGAGATATTATATTGCATGATGAGATGAGGATACAGAGAGTTAAGGTCAAAAGACACCACCCAGTCATACTTTCCAGGAATCGGCTCCTTAACATATGCTCCTGCGTATTTTTCACTTTTGGAAGAATCCTCCTTTGGCGGAATAACAATATTACGTTTCTTCAGGTAGTTGTAGATAATGGCATCCCACATCCTTACCTGATAAAACACATCGACAAAGTTTACCTTTGCATCAAATGCCATTGTAATAGCAAGTTCGATGAGTTTCATCTTGTCTTCCATACGGTCAACAAGCTCTACGTCAATAATATTGTATTCTACAAACTTTTGCCACCCTTTGGTATAGAAATCTTTAAAAGTATCAAATTCACTGTGGTCCAGTTTCTTCTGCCCCAACTCCACACTGGCAATATAATCCAGACGATATGATTCCTGTGCTTTATAAGTAAACTTCTTATAGAGCATCAGATAATCAAGTTGAGTGATACCACCAACATCATAAGAAATCTGTTTACGACCCATCACAAAAGTTTCTTTTTCTGTCACCAGTCCCCATGGTGACATTCTCTTCATAAGTTTTTCACCAAGCACACGATCAATACGTCGCACCAAATACGGAATATCATAAAACTCACTATTCCATCCAGTCACGACTTCTGGGCAGTTTTCTTCCACCATCCACCAGTTGATGAAATCAGTTAACAATTCATATTCAGTTTGAAACCCTTTGTAAATAACATTCTTCTGCTTATTTACAAAGTTACCCTTACCCCATGTGCGAATCTGCTTGCTAGCATAATCCTGAACAGTGATGAGAAGAACTTCTTCCGCAGCCGATTCCACATCAGGAAATCCATTCTCTGATGCAGTCTCAATATCAATAGTCGAAATCTTAATCTTTTTTGTATCAAACTTAATTTCGTCTCCAGGATACCTGTCAGAAATATACTGATAGATGTATCGATCATTTCCGTAAATACTAAAATTCTCTACACCTTCATACTTTTTGATAAACTCACGACAATCCCTTACAGTGCCGGGTTGAATTTCTTCAACATACTCACCACTAAGAGTTTTATATTTTGTTTTGTTATTTGAAGGCACAAAAAGAGTCGGGTTAAACTTCTCCCGAGTCATGAAATGTTTACCATTTTCATGACCACGGACCAAGAAGTGGTCCCCGACCATTTGAACATTAGTATAAAAACGCATTAGGAAGTCAACTCAAGATACTTGTCAATAATTTTACCGTTAGGTTCTATAAACGTTAATATATCATCAGACCTCATCATCATTTCACTTTGATTAGTGAAGTCACTCAACCATGAAGCCATTTCACCAGATTCTGACAGCACATATGGTTTGATTAGTTTACAATCAGGTGCCCCAATATCTGCCATTACCTCTTCAACTTCTGCAACTAATACTTTATCATTCTTCAATAGAAGACATTGAATGTTCTTTTCCATTTACTTTTTCCTCATAAAGTTTTCTAATATCATTGATTGGCTCTACAATAGTTATAATCCAATCGGGTGGGACTGGAATTTTTACATCAGAAGTTAACTCAATCCATGGTTTCATAGTTACTGCAATTTTTTCATTATCAGATTGATTTTCTTCCTCAACAAGAAAAACTGATTTCTCTGTATACACAACTTGAGGATTTTCAAAAAGATAACCACAAACTTTCTC